ATCGTACACTATCAACAATCGAGACAAGCTGGGTTCCGGCATGGGTCAAGTACATGCGGAGATTAGATGCAGAAGCACAGGGGCTATTCGGCAAGTCAGCGGCAAAAGCGAACTACAGCAAACGGAACGTAGTGTTCTCTAAAAAGGAGTTTATGGAATGGGCGAGAGAGAAGAGCTATTTATTCTCCGCAGATAAGGTATAGGAGGTTTGTGATGAAGATAGAGGAGGTAAGGACATGACAACGAATATACTTCAAGTAATTGGTGAATGTGAAACTATGCGAGAAAGTCAAGAAGGTATAGGACTATCTGATACGTTAATACAAATAATTGAGTTTGCTTATTCGGAAGGATGCAAGAAAAGGCGCAATCTTCCAATATATGTCGAAAGGCCAATTAAAAAACATTTATCCCGTGAAACAACTTGTGAACTTGTCGAAGACTTTATTGCTGAAAACAATCTCGATGCATGGTGGATGAAAGGTGACGAAGGTTATGTAGCACTTGGTATATGCACATCACTACCTGAAGACGAATCGGTTGAAGATAAGGAGAAAGATAATGTTTAACAAGAAACTAACAGCCGAGCAACGAGTCAGCAAGGGTGTGGTTGCCATTATGAACAAGGATAGATATGTGGCACTTACTCAGTTGATGATGGTAGGTAATCGGTCTGTATCTGATGATATACCAACAGCATGTACCAATGGACGCGATGAGATATACGGCAGGGAGATGACCGATAATCTATCTGATCCAGAGTTACGATTCGTGATCTTGCATGAGAACTATCACAAGCTGTACCGCCATGGCGAGGTCTGGCATGACTTATGGAAGGCTAACCCTAGACTGGCTAACATGGCTTGTGACTATGTTATCAATATCAAGATAACTGATGATAATGACGACGGGTTTGCGACCATGCCCACAGGTGATTACAAAGGGCTTCTTGATGATAGGTTTAGAGGTATGGATAGCAAGCAAGTATTCGACCTACTAAAGCAGGAAGAAGACAACAAGCCGTCACGTGGCGGCAACGACGTAACCACTGGCGGTGATAACACGGCTGTAGGCTTTGATGACCACGATTGGGATGGTTATGAGAGTCTGTCACCATCTGAGAAACGTGAACTGACACAAGAGATCGAGGAGGCTATACATCAAGGTGCTCTACTAGCAGGAAAGACATCGGGAGGTGTGCACCGGGACATCGCGGAGTTACTCAAGCCGCAGGTTGACTGGCGCAAGTTACTACGTGACTTTGTGAGTGAGACTGTACGTGGTGATGACTATACTACGCTACGCAGACCCAACCGCAGGTACTTCGCGCAGGGTTACTATCTGCCGAGTGGTGAGTCTGAGAAAGTGGGTGAGTTAATCTATGCGTGCGACAACTCTGGATCAGTCGGTGCTGAGGAGAACGCTGTGATATGTACCGAGGTGGAGTCACTATGCGAGCTGACGCAACCAGACTTGGTGCGTGTGTTGTATTGGGACACTGAGATACTTGGCGAGGAGCTGTACCGACGTGGTGAGCAAGAGAATATGCACAGTAAGATGAAGCCCAAGAGAGGCGGCGGGACTTGTGTTGAGTGTGTGCCCAAGCATATATCTGACAACAACCTGACACCGCAAGCAGTTATCGTGGTGACCGATGGGCACTTTTATCGTGGATGGGGTAGTTGGAACTATCCAGTGCTGTGGATAATTATTGACAATGATAAAGCCGTACCACCATGCGGCAAGGTGATACATGTGACAACTAAGGAGTTAATGCGATGACTATTGAAGAAATGAAAGACAGATTAGTTGATAACCAAATAGATTATATAAGAGATTTAGTTTTTAAGGATAGACATGAAGAGTTGTTTGGTTTTGTCTATGAAAACATCTTTAATAATTTTAAAGGTATAGATGATGACGATATCAAATGTTTTTTTAAGGAGGCTTACGATGAGCAATAAGATAATACTAGATGAGAATCCGTTTGAACCTAATCATTTGTTTTGGACACCGGACAATACAGAGGACTTAGCGAAGTACCTTGAGCAGTTTTCTGGTGGAGAAAAGCAAATAGCATACCTATGCACCATGATTACTTGGAACCTAGCGAGCAAGATGATTGATGATGCTATGCCGCCACGTGACGGCTTGACTGTAATAGAAGGAGGTAAGAAGTGACCGAAGATAAGGACAAGACAACGGACGACCGCATGAAGTGGTCTGAAGCTGTGTTGATTATTGATGTAGTAATACGAGACATTGTTCTCAATAAAGGGTTTATTAAAGAGTCTCACATGGAAGATTCGATGGCAAATCTAATTGACAAAGCGTGGAAGCGCATACAACAAGGATAAGGAGTGAGATATGTTTGAAGATTATAAGGATTTAGAACGTTTTTTTAGAGATACCAAACACATACGAGGAAGGTCTGAGTATGTAAAACCTCTAGGCGAGAGAAAGTATTGGCGACGTGAGAACGTCTACAAGCGCCCAGATCGATACATACTAAGATGTTTCGACATGGACATAGTGACTTGGTACCCCGATAACACGGTTGAGATATTATGGGAACGTGATTGGTCTAGGGTTACATTGTTGAATCATTGGTTCCCTCGTTTCTTACCTAACGGTATTAGGTTCAAGCAGGGAAGGGGCCATCATCATATTTATGCAATGTCCAACCGTGGGTATGGGGTTGGGTTGTATACTGATGACTATTATCTCCCTTGTGGTAGGTATCAAAATGAACTTGCCCCACTGGTTTTTAAGAAAGACGGTGCTGGTAGATGGATCAATATCGGCAATGTCTATACTGTACCAGTAAAAAGAGTCAAAAAAGAAATTAAGGCTAAGTACCCAATTAAGAAATTTATTGATGATGCTATGTTAATAGCACGCATGGGGGACTCAGTACCTACTTTTAAAGCTGACTGGCGCAACAAATCTCAACCTTATAAGGTATTACAGGAGTGGGACATAAACAAAGATATGTCGGAAGACCAAATGAGGCTTGTTAATATAAGTATTAGGCACATATCTTCCAGTCTAGATTGGGATTACACTTTGAGCAGGAAAAAAACAATATCTGATTTAACTGATAAACAACTCAGAGCCAAGTTAAATCGTTTTATTAATGAGCGTTGTGGATTCAACTATGAGCACACCACTGTTACGCCGTCACGTGACGGCAAGGAGTCATTAACATGAAATATAGTTTAAGAACAGCACGAGATAAAATTATTGAAGACAAGGATTCTGTGTTAGTCGATAGGTTACATTTGTTCGCTGATGGTTATAAAGGTGCACGGCTTAAATTTATTGAGGGCTTGCTTTCCAAGATGCGAGGGTATGAGTTTTGGCAACTAAATTACAGAAAGGATCAGGACTTGTACTATGTTACTTTACCTGACCAAGAATACGTGGTTGGTAGAATAATTGTTCGTGAGAAATTTGACAGTCATAGACACAAAGTTACCGAGTTTGCAGTCGAATCTAGGAAAATACAGAACTGGAAATTTACCCGTAGTGCTGATGGTGACTATAGGACATTATCATCTACCAATGTTGCTAGAGCACTAAAAAATGCTACAAGATACTTTAGTCCTTGGAGTCCAAAAGAAGCCGCTGAAAACAAAATCTCAAGTTTTGAAAGTGCTATAAAGAGGTTGAAAAGGATAGAGACTAACAAGGTAGATAACATATACAACAAGGTTGTCGGAGATTATAAGACTGATCTTGTGCATGTCCTTAGTGTGGTTGCACAATACACAACTACGCCTGACCTAACTTTGACTGGTCGAGAACTTAGGAAAATTTGTGGCAAGCCCTTGTTAGAACAAATAAGTTTGTTATTGGAACAGTCTGTTGAAACAAGTGAGGTTATGAGTAAGACTGTTGGTGCTAGATATGACTATGTTGTTATAACACCAAGAGGAAAGATACGTGTGACCCGCGTAGAGTCTGATTTTTTATGCCATACCCATCCAACTTGTAAGATATATGATTCGTTAGAGGATGCACCACACCATGTTCAGTTACGTGTGTCAGCACTGTATATAGTGGAGGATGGCACAGCCGTTTTAGGTGTGGGTATGCGAGTAACTGAAAGTATATATTATGTCTTTGCATAGTTACATTCTGATAACAAATGATCGAAATAAATACCAATGCCAAGTTTTAGGCATAAATACGCTTGACTTCGATTTACAATCCGAGTACGATCTGTTTGAAGACTTACCTAAACAGATACAGCAGAAGATTGCTGTCTTGGAGTTAATAGATGATAAATCAGAACTTGTCGGTATTGGAAGGCGTTTGGGTAAAGACTGGATCATTCATAGCTAGTTTCACTCCTTGCCGTCACGTGACGGCAAACTTTCATGGGAGGCACATTGTGTCTCCCTTTTTTTTGAGGATTATATATGACTCCTGAATCTAAAGTTAAAAGAGCCGTTACGAAACATCTTAAAAATATGGGGGCATATTACTTCTACCCTGTGACAGGGGGTTACGGTAAGAGTGGTGTACCTGACATAGTAGGATGTTACAAAGGTCGTTTCTTTGGTCTTGAATGTAAAGCAGGATCAAACAAACCAACAGCCTTGCAGCAGAAAAGCCTTAGAGATATAGCTGAGTCTGGCGGTATATCTAGTGTAATCAATGAACTAAATGTGGATGCAGTACCATTAATACTACAAGGGGAACAGAATTATGTTGATGGTTATTTTGCTGGAGAGCAACTAACGTTAGATTTCGGCGATGAGGGAGATGCCATAGAACACGACAACGCACAAGATGAACCAGAAACGATTGATTGGACACGCAGAGATTGCGAGGAGTGTGATTAATGAGACGACAACAAGTGAGTAGCGTGAACAGTAACAAGTGGCGGCAGACTGCCAAACGTAAAGTTATGAACGATAAGGCACTTGAGAAATTTAATAACAAGTGGTTGAAGAGAAAAATATGTGGACTTGGACATGAAAAGTAACCCTAAATGTCAATGCGGTGCTGTTAGTGTGATAGTAGCTGAAACGCGGTATATGTGTGCGAGGTGTTGGTTAAAAGAGCAACACCGCTATAAATACAGTAAGTCACCAACACTTTCTCAACATGATTTTTTACAACGTAAACGCTCTATGAAATTCTATGAGGGAAAAAGAAAATGAAGGGTGACGAAGAAAACATCACTTACATTAAGGACTGGAAAACCGACAAATATCTTAAACTACGTGAAAATTGGGGTAAGTTACCAGAGGGCCATTGGTTTAGAAATTGGTTAGAGGAGGACAAGGAATTGGCTATGGAGAGATACAGACTAATACCGACAGTGGTTAGCATTATTAGTTCTGTAGAATTTGCACTAGAAGAAGGTATTGAGTTTCCTGATTATCTGAAACTAGTTAAGTTAGTAGTAAAACATCATGTGCAAGTGGAATCTGAGGAGGGATAAGATGAGTATTGACGATGCCACACCAAAGGAATGGGATGCGGTAGCAATGAAGTCAGTTCCCACTTCTCGCCGCACCAAGGATAAAAACAAAAAAAGTCTCGGAAGCCCCGCGCCCGATGCCGTTGACCATCCACCACACTACAACCAAGGAAAGATTGAAAGTATTGACTACATAGAAGACTCCTTGGGTGAGGGGTTTAACTATTATTTAGAGGGTTCCATAAAAAAGTATTTGCATAGGTGGCGTTATAAGCATGGAGATAAAACTGAGGGATGTGTAGAGGACTTACGTAAGGCGAGATGGTATTTAGATAGATTAATAAAGAATCAAGTGGTCGATAAATGAATCTTATAACAATAGACTTTGAGACATACTACGACAGAGATTATAGTCTTAAAAAATTGACTATGGAAGAGTATATAAGGGACTCACGCTTCGAGATTATTGGTATAGGTATAAAAGTAAATAACGAAGAGACTATGTGGGCCAGCGGTACACATGAACAGCTACACGATTTCCTGCAAGAGTTTGATTGGGGAGACTCCGCTGTATTAGCACATAATACTATGTTTGATGGTGCCATACTAAGCTGGTTATTTAACATCCGTCCGAAGCTATATCTGGATACCCTATGCATGGCACGTGCAGTACATGGCGTGGATACATTCGTAAGCCTCGCTGCTTTAGTTAAAAAGCATAAACTTGGTACAAAAGGCACTGAAGTTTTAGATGCTTTAGGTATAAAAAGAGAGGATTTTACAGAACAGCAACTTGGTGAGTATGGTGATTATTGTGTCAATGATGTTGACCTAACCCATGCACTATTTAAAAAGCTATCCACTAGAGTTCCTAAACAAGAGTTACGTTTAGTAGATTTAACACTACGGATGTTTATACAACCAGAACTAGAGTTGGACTTACCACTACTAGAACAGCATCTAAGTAGTGTTAAAAACCACAAGAAGAACCTGTTAGTAAAATGTGGAACAGATAGAACCGTGTTGATGAGTAATCCGAAGTTTGCTAATAAACTAGAAGAGTTAGGGGTTCAACCACCAGAAAAGATCAGTCCCACTACGGGGCAGACTACTCATGCGTTTTCTAAATCAGACGAAGGATTTAAGAAGTTACTCACTGACTCAAACCCCGATATTCGCAATCTTATAGAGGCTAGACTGTCTTTGAAAAGCACGCTTGAGGAAACAAGAACTCAGAGATTTATTGATATTGCTAAACGAGGATCGCTACCTGTACCCCTAAGATATTATGCAGCACACACAGGCCGTTGGGGTGGAGATGATAAGATCAACATGCAGAACTTGAGCAGCCGAGGTAAGGCTAAGATATTAAAACATAGCATAGTAGCACCAAAAGGACATATGTTGATTGATTGTGACTCCTCTCAAATAGAGGCACGTGTGCTTGCATGGCTCGCAGAACAAGAAGACTTGGTAGAAGCGTTTGCTAACAAAGAAGATGTATACGTCAAGATGGCTTCTAAGATATATGATATAGATGAGGCAAAAGTAACAAAGGAACAAAGGTTTGTTGGTAAGACTACTATCTTAGGGTGTGGGTATGGCATGGGCCATGAAAAGTTTAAAGATCAATTACAAACTTTCGGCACAGATATAGAGTTGTCTGAAGCCAAGCGGATCATACAAGTTTACAGAGAGACTAACTACAGTATATTTATGTTCTGGAAAGAAGCAAACAAGATGTTAAAAGATATGATGAACAACTGTGCACGTTCTTTTGGTGTAGATAATATAGTAAAGCCTGTACGGATGGTAACCAGATACTCCCTCGACAAAAATTATGGTATCAAGTTACCGTCAGGACTTTGTATGCGGTATTCCGACATGAAAGAAAGTAACGGTGAGTTCTCTTATAAAGGCAAAGCTGGTAGAACAAAAATATATGGTGGTAAAGTAACAGAAAATGTATGTCAAGCTATCGCCCGTTGTATTATAGGAGAGCAGATGTTGAAAATAGCAGAGAGATATAGAGTTGTTCTCACTGTACATGACTCCGTTGTGTGCTGCGTGCCAGAAAATGATCTTGATGATGCTAGACATTATGTAGAGAAATGTATGAGCACTACCCCCGAGTGGGCAGAAGGACTACCAATTACATGCGAGTCAGGTGTAGGTAAATCATATGGACAATGTGGAGGTTAACAATGCCCTATAAAAACCCCAAAGACCGGAAGAAACAACCCTATCCACCAAAAGGCACGAAGGAACACGAAGATAGGATGGAGCGTCAACGTGCTAGGCGTGCGATGGATAAGAAAGGTGTAGACCGCAAAGGTAAAGATGTCAGTCACGATAAACCCTTGAAGAAAGGTGGTAAGAACAAGGATGGTATAAAGATGGAAGACAGGTCATCAAATCGCAGAAGGAACTATAAAAAAACTTCAAAAACTCCAAAATAGAGCTTTATAGAGTTTATGGAGTTTAGGTTGTTATATGTTACATGATATTAAATCACTATGAGGATAACTAACTAAATGGTTGATTTCAGTCCTTTGTTAGTAAATAGGTCCTTACATGATACTAAAATACTATGAGGATAACTAACTAAAACGCAACTGCGTTTTTAAGATGATAGCAACTGGCTCTCGCTAGTAAATAGGTTGTTATATGTTACATAATGCTAAAACACCATCACCGTTTGCACATCAAGTCACAACGACAAAGTTTCTAGTGGACAATCGAAAGGCTTTTTGTTTCAACGAACAGGGCACAGGTAAAACTGCTTCTGCGATTTGGGCTTCTGATTATCTAATGAAGAGAGGGATAATAAAACGTGTACTTGTAATATGTCCTCTTTCTATCATGGAGTCAGCTTGGGAAGATGACTTACAAAAATTTGCCCCGCATCGCTCCTCTGACATAGCCTACGGCCCTGTTAAAAAACGAGTAGAAAAAATAAATAATGGTGCTGATTACGTCATAATTAATTATGCAGGTGTGGAGATTGTAAAAGATAATTTGCGGGATTTTAATCTGATTATTGTTGATGAAGCCACACATTATAAAAATGCACAGACAAAACGTTGGAAAACACTTAACGCGCTAGTTGATGATGATACATACGTATGGATGATGACAGGCACCCCCGCCGCACAAAGTCCTCTAGATGCTTTTGGCCTAGCAAAAATAATAAACCCTTGCAGTGTCCCCCGTTATTTCGGACATTTTAGAGATCAAGTGATGATGCAAGTGTCTCAATTTCGTTGGGTTCCTAGACAAGGGGCTACAAAACGAGTTTATAACGTCTTACAACCTGCTATTCGATTTACCAAAGATGAGTGTTTAGATTTACCTTCTATGACTTATGTAAAGAGAGAGGTAGAACTAACGAGCCAACAAAGAAAATACTACAAGCTCCTTAAAGATAATATGACTTTTACAGTTAACGGCAAAGATATAACAGCATCTAACGCGGCGGTAAATATGAACAAGCTACTACAAATATCTTCTGGTGCGGTATATTCTGATGAAGGACACTCTTTAGAATTTGATGTATCTAATAGGTATAAAGTGCTAAAAGAAGTGATAAACGAATCAGCTAAAAAGGTCTTAGTGTTCGTCCCTTTTAAACATACTATTCAAATAGTAGCTGAAAAACTACAGGATGATGGTATATCTACAAATGTTATATCAGGTAACGTTACCGCAAGTAAAAGATCAGAAATATTTAAAAAGTTTCAGACGGAGCCAGATCCTAGAGTATTGGTAATACAACCGCAGTCTGCTGCCCACGGAGTTACTTTGACTGCTGCTAATACAGTAGTATGGTGGGCACCCATAATGTCTTTAGAAACATATGCTCAAGCAAACGCGAGGGTTCACAGGGCTGGACAAGACAACAAATGTACGGTAGTGCAGTTGCAAGGTTCACCCGTAGAAAGACACTTTTGGGTAGCAATAGATAATAAAACTAACATTCACACAGAAATAGTTGAACTTTATAGGAAACTGCTGTAGGATCACTTAATACAGTAAAGGAGAATTTAAGTATGACAAGTGGAGTATTAGTACCAATAGAGGACGTTGCAAAATTCTTTTCGGTCTCTGTGTCTACCATACGGGTTTGGGTACGGCGGGGACTTGTACCAGATAATTGCTACGTAAAGATTGGAAACACCAAAAGATTTAATTTAGAAGCTATGGAAAAAGAGTTTAACCCAGCCAAAGCTAATAAATCGGATGATGCCCCGAAGCCACAGCCCCAAGAGATGATTACGTTTGAG